ATTATAAAAACATAATTATCTTGCAATAAGTAAATCGAATGGTTTTTATAATGTTCAAATAGGGTTTGAAAAAATAATTTTTCTTTATGATTTGTTAGTTAGCGTTCCTCAGTGTTCTTGGATTTGGTGGACTGGTTGTGATACACTAATTACAAATTTTAATGTTAGAGTTGAAGAAAAGCTTGAAGAAGCATTAAACATAAATCCAAACGCAAATATTATTATGAGTGGTGATTTTAATTTCCCTATTAATAGTGATTCTATTTTGATTAAAAATACTGAAGAATCGAAATTGTGGTTAAAATTTATACTTGATAATTTTGAGGTATATTCACAAAAACCATATTTTGAACAAGAATGTATGATTGATTTTTTATCAAATTTTGATAAACTGATTCAAATAATGCCACAAAATTTTATGAATAGTTATGATGAAAATTCGGCTGATAGTGAAAAGATAAAATTTGATACAAAAGGTAATAGAGGTAATTGGGAAAAGGGTGATTGGTTACTACATCTTGCTGGAATTAGCTGGCAAAAACGTGCCCAATTGGTTAAACAATATTCTAAAGAAATAATATATTAATATGAAAGATCAAGAACTTATTGAATTTGAAAACAAAGTTGCTGATTTGTTTAATAATAAACAAATTAGAGCTCCTATCCATTTATATCATGGAAATGAAAAGCAAATACAAACAGTATTTGAAAAAATAGATACTGAAAATGACTGGGTTTGTTGTACATGGAGAAATCACTATCAATGCTTATTAAAAGGTGTTCCTGAAGAATTGTTGATAGAGAAAATCCTTGCTGGTAAAAGTATGGTAATAAACTTGGAACAATATAAAATTGTATGTTCAAGTATTGTTGGTGGAATTCCTAGTATTGCAGCTGGTATTGCAAAAGCAATCCAACTTAAAGAAGAAAAATCTAGAGTCTGGTGTTGGTTAGGGGATATGAGTGCTGAAACTGGAGCTTTTCATGAAGCATATAAATATGCTGTTGGATTTAATCTTCCAATAACATTTATTGTTGAAGATAATGGATTAAGTGTTACATCTCCAACTTCAGAAATTTGGGGTAGACAAACTCCTTGGTATTTACCTGAAGAGTTTACTGGTGATAAATTTGAATCAGAACATTTAATATACTACAAATATAAAAACGAAAAATATCCTCATGCTGGTGCTGGGGTTAGGGTGGAATTTTAATATGAATGAACAACAATTATATAATAATGAATTGATCGCTGCCATGAAATGGCTTTCTGAGCAAGAAAATACTTTATTTTTGGGTCAGGCTGTTAAATATCCAGGAACTGGATTATTTCAAACATTACATTCTGTTCCTGACGAATTGAAACTTGAATTTCCTGTTACCGAAAATTTACAAATAGGATTTAGTATTGGAATGGCATTAAATGGTATTGTTCCAATTTCTATTTTCCCAAGGTGGAATTTTCTTGTTTGTGCCGCCGATCAACTCGTCAATCATTTAGATAAATTGCCGTCAATGAGTCTTGGTGAATATAACCCAAAAGTTATCATTAGAGTTGCTGTTGGGTCAGAATTACCTATCGATCCACAAGACCAACATAAAGGTAATTTTTCTGAAGGATTTAGAAATTTGTTTAAACATGTAGATATTATTGAATTACACACACCTGATGATATTTTAAAAAGTTATCAGTATGCATATAATAGAACTGATAATAAAAGTACAATATTAGTAGAATTTTCTGATTATGGAAAATGATTCTGATATTTTAATATTAGGATCTACAGGATTTATTGGTAATTTTCTTTCAAAGAATTTAAATTGTGTTTCATTGTCTAGAAACGATGTCAATTTTTTGGATTTTGATTCTTTGTATAAATGTATAAAAAAAATAAAACCAAAAGTTGTTGTTAATTGTGCGTCTAATGTTGATACCCAATTAACAACATTTAAATTTGAATGTTTCCATGAAAACTTAACATTATATAATAATATATATAAAATGAAAGACGAATTTGAATTTGTTCTTCATTTTGGTTCTGGGGCTGAATTTGATAGATCTTCTTCTATTGATTATGTTAAAGAATACGAAATCTTTAAAAAATTCCCAAAAGATCATTATGGTTTTAGTAAAAATATAATTTCAAGAAATATTTATGAGGTTGATAATTTTTATAACCTTAGATTATTCGGTTGTTTTCATGGCTCAGAAAAATCTAGATTGTTGTATAAGGTATTATTAGAAGATAATATAATACTAGAAGATAAGTTGTTTGATTATTTTTGGTTGAATGATGTTCTTGAAGTTATAAATTATTATTTAAATCCGAAAAACGAAAAAATAAAAGATTTGAATTTGGTATATAAAGAAAAATATCTGTTAAGTGAGTTTGTAAATAAATTTTTAACATTCCATAACATTCAAAAAACAATTAAATTCAAAGATTCACATATAAATTATACAGGTTCGTCTAAAGTATTAGATTCATTAAATTTAAATTTTGGCGGTATTGAAAAGGGCATTAAGGATTATTTTAAATGAAAAAGATTATTTATATTACAGGATGTCTAGGGTTTATAGGTTCTGAAATAACAAGAGCATATTTAGATAAAGGTTGGTATGTTATTGGTGTTGATAAAGTCACATATGCTGCAAATGAATCATTAATACCAGAATTTGAATCATATTCAAATTTTAAATTTATAAAATCAGATATAAACGATTTAGAATATCTTTATGATTGTGATTATATTATTAACACAGCAGCCGAAACACATGTAGACAATTCTATAATAAGTTCTAGCGAATTTTTAAATAGTAACATTAATGGTGTGCATCATCTATTGGAGTTAATAAAACAAAAACATAAATTTAAAATGCCAACATTACTACATTTCAGTACTGATGAAGTTTATGGTGATATAGTTGATGGGTTTCATAAAGAATATGATTTATTAAAACCTTCAAATCCTTATTCGGCAACAAAAGCTTCTGCGGATATGCTTGTTCTTGCATGGAATAGAACTTTTAATATTCCTTATGTTATTGTACGTCCAACAAATAATTATGGTATTGGTCAGTATGTTGAAAAATTAATACCTAAAACATGTAAATATCTGCAATTAGATAGAAAAATTCCTGTACATGAAAATGGAAAACCAAAACGAACTTGGTTACATGTTTCTGATACTGTTTCAGCAGTTATACATATAATTGAATCGGGAGTAACAAATTCAATTTTTAATATTTCTGGAAATTATGAAGATGAGAATATTAAAGTAGTTGACAAAATCATAAAATTATATTATAATACTTCTATAGATTATAATAATTATGTTGATTTTAAATATAATAGGATTGGTCAAGATGTTAGGTATGCTATTGATGATTCAAAATTAAAATCTCTTGGATGGAATCCTGTTGCAAATTTTGATTTAGAATTAGAGAAAATTGTTGAATATAATAAAAATCACTTTATATGGTGATTAATTGAAGGTGAACTTATGAAGAAAGCGTTAATATTTGGTGTAACTGGTCAAGATGGGAGTTATCTTTCTGAAATTCTTTTAGAAAAAGGTTATGAGGTTCATGGTGTAAAACGAAGAAGTTCTTCATATAATACATCACGAATCGATCATATCTATGAAAACAAAAACTTTAAATTACATTATGGTGATGTTACTGATTCGCTTAATGTGACAAGTCTTATTCAAGCAATTCAGCCTGATGAGATCTATAATTTGTCCGCTCAATCTCATGTAAAAGTTTCTTTTGAAATTCCAGAATATACTGCGAATGTTGATGCTGTAGGTACTCTTAGAGTTCTTGAATCTATTCGTTTACTTGGTATGGAAAATCGAGTTAAATTTTATCAAGCATCAACTTCTGAATTGTATGGTTTAGTGCAAGAAATTCCACAAAAAGAAACAACTCCATTTTATCCAAGAAGTCCATATGGCGTTGCTAAACTCTATGGATTTTGGATTGTAAAAAATTATAGAGAATCATATAATATATTTGCGTGTAATGGTATTTTATTTAATCACGAATCTGAGAGAAGAGGTGAAACTTTTGTCACTCAGAAAATTGTAATGGGATTAAATGATATTTCTCAAGGCAAATCAGACATATTGACGCTTGGTAATTTAAATGCATTAAGAGATTGGGGTCATGCTAAAGATTATTGTTATGCCATGCATTTAATGCTCCAACAAGATACTCCAGATGATTATGTCGTTGCTACTGGCGAACAATATTCCGTTAGACAATTTGTAGAAGCTTGCGCCCCGCATTTTAATATGAACATTGAATGGCAAGGTGAAGGCTTGGATGAAACTGGAATTGATGTTAATACTGGAAAAACTATAATTGCAGTTGATCCTAAGTATTTTAGACCAGCAGAAGTTGCAACATTATTAGGTGATTCTACAAAAGCTAGAACTGTATTAGGATGGAAACCAGAATATAGTTTTATTGATTTGGTTGAAGAAATGTGTTTAGGGGTTCAATAGGTGAGCATAGTTTTACGTGAAGAATCTGGTCGTGGATTTTTGTCAAATTATATTACAATTTTAAATTCGTATAAAAAGTTTGTTGGTAAAGAAGGAATATCTTATAAAGATATACACATTTCAACAGAACATTTTAAATTGTATGGTGGAAATCCTAGAGAATGGTTTGATGTTTATAATTTTTCTGATGGCGACGAAAACTCGGAATTCTGGAGTACTGGAGAGTTAAATGAAATTGAAGAATATCCAAATGTTGAATCCTTAAATTTATTAAGTTATTCAAAGTTTATACCATATAATACAAGACTTAAAACATTTCTTAATAAAAATATAAAATCATTAAATAAATGTTTAGGTGTTCATTATAGAGGGACTGATCATTTTAATGCTGTTATTAAACCTGATATTATGTTTCTTAATGTAGAAGAACAGTTAAAAACAGGTAAATATGAGCAAATTTTTATTTGTAGCGAACAACAAAACTTTATTGATCTTATAGCAGGTTTTGTTCAAATTAATTTTAATGACGTTGATATAATTGTTAATGATGTTGAACGATGTGATTCAACTCCTGTATTTTATTTAGATACCAATAAGATATCATTAGGCGATCAAGTTTTATTGGATGCTCATATGTTATCAGCTTGTGATTTTGTATTGGGTAAATCATCAAACATTGTTAGTTATGCACGGATTCTAAATTTAAGTTTGAATGGTTTTTATTTAGATACTCAAAAATATTTTTTAATTGGTAATTAATTATGGAAAAGAATTCAAAAATTTATGTTGCTGGCCATAATGGCTTAGTTGGTTCGGCAATTGTTAGAAAATTAAAAGAATTAGGATATACTAATCTTGTTTTAAAAACAAGAAAAGAATTAGATCTTAGGAATCAATATGCTGTTGACAGGTTTTTTGATATTGAGCGACCTGAATATGTTTTTGTTGCTGCAGCAAAAGTTGGTGGAATTAATTACAATAAAATGTATCCTGCAGAATTTATTACTGAAAATTTACAAATTCAAACAAATATAATCAAAAGTGCTTTTGATTATAGAATAAAAAAGATTTGTCAATTGGGTACTGCTTGCATTTATCCTAAAATAACAGAACAACCAATAAAAGAAGAATACTTAATGACAGGTCCATTAGAACATACTAATGAAGCTTATGCATTAGCTAAAATTTCTGGTTTGATGATGTGTAAAAAATATTATGAACAATATGGATTTAAAAGTATTAATGTGATGCCAACAAATCTTTATGGTATAAATGATAGATTTGATGTGAATCATGGTCATGTTATTCCTGGATTAATTAATAAATTTTTAGAAGCTAAAGAAAGCAATTCTAGTAGTGTAGAATGTTGGGGAACTGGTACTCCTACAAGAGAATTTTTATTTTCTGATGATTTAGCTGATGCATTGATTTTTCTGATGAATACTCAAGAATATGTTGATTTGATTAATATTGGTATTGATAATGAAATTACTATTAAAGAATTGGCAGAAAAGATTAAAGATTTGGTTGGATATGAAGGTGAAATAATTTGGAATTCTGATAAACCGGATGGAACTCCAAGAAGAAAGATGTGTAATGCTAAATTGAAAGAACTTGGTTGGAAACCAAAATATACTTTAGAAGAAGGATTAAAAATAACATTAGATTGGTATTTGGAAAACATTAGGTCATAATAATGAAAAAATTGAAATTGAAATGTGGTTGGAAATTGATGAATAATTCTATCACAATAAAAGATAGAATTAATTTGGCTAAATTTGTTTTATTTTCTGATAGATTCACTATGGCAGATAAAGTAAACCAAGTAGAGAAAGAATGGGCTGAATGGGTTGGCGCTAAACATTCTTTATTTGTTTCTTCTGGAAGTACTGCAAATTTTTTATTATTAGCTGCGATTAAAGAAAAATTTAATTTAAAACAAAAAGATAAAGTTTTAGTTTCTTCTTGTACTTGGATGACAAATGTTTCTCCAGTAATGCAATTAGGTTTTACTCCTATCTTTTGTGATGTTTCTTTTGATAATTTCAGTTTTGATGAATCTGAATTAGCATATATTTCAGAAAAACATCCTGACATTAAAGTTGTTTTTACAACACACCTTTTGGGATTTAATTCAGATACTAAAATATTAGAATCATATTTTCCAAATGCTATCATATTAGAAGATGCGTGTGAAGCAATGGGCGCAAAAGCTAATGATGGAACTTATCTTGGTGCAAATTCTTTAGGGTGTACATTCAGTTCATATTTTGGTCATACTATTTCTTCAATTGAAGGTGGTTTTGTTACTACAAATGATACAGAATTATATGATTTGATGAAAATGAAAAGAAGTCATGGTTTAGCGAGAGAATCAATATTTTTTGATGATTATGCTGCCAAATATCCTTATATTGATAAACAGTTTTTATTTATTACTGATGGTTATAATTTCAGAAACCACGAAATATGTGCAATTTTAGCTTCTTCTCAGATTAAAAGATTAAAATCCTTTGTTGATATTAGAAGTAAAAATCATAAATTGTTTTCTGAGATGACTGAAAAATATTTAGATAAAATTCAACAGATTAAATTTTATGAAACTAGTGCGAGTTTTTGTTTTCCTATTATATGTAAGGATGCAGAATCGTTATCTAAATTAAAAACGTTGTTGGTAGAATATGATATTGAATATAGACCAATTTTATCTGGAAATTTATTAAAACATCCATTTCTAAAAGATTATATATTGACAACGAATCGTTTAGTCGCTAATGTTGATGTATTACACACTAATGGATTATATATAGGAAATAATCAATTTGTATCTGAAAAACATTTAAAGTTATTGGATAAAGTTTTAAGTTTATTATAAGGGTTTTATGAATTCAATTAGAGAAAAGGTAAAAGAACTTAGTGTTGTTTTTGTAGGTCCAACAAGAGATAGTTCTGGAAATCTTACAAAAATATTTGAGAATATTGAAAGAATTGGTGGACTATTTAAATCTTTTTCTTGTGTATTTGTGGAAAGTGATTCTTCTGATAATACTTTAGAAATTCTTAAAAATTATAAAAGTGGTCGCGATAATATTCATATACTTTCTTTAGGGAAATTAGAAGATAGAATTAATTCTAGAACATGTAGGATTGCTACAGCAAGAAATGTTGGGATTGAATATTGTGAACAAAATAATATCTTAGATACTCATGATTATTATATTCATATGTGTGTTGATGATGTTAATAGTGAAAAGATTGAAGAAGAAGATTTCTTAAGTTGCTTTAAATACGACATATCTTCTTGGGAAGGTATGACAGCAAATCAGTTAAATTATTATGATATTTGGTGTTTACGAGCAAAAGGTTGGGTTGAAAATGATTGTTGGTATGCAATTCATAATAGACCTTCTTATATGTCTTATGATGAAGCATTTATAATGTATGTAGGATCTAAATTTATACAAATTCCAAAAAATTACGGTTTAATTGAAGTTGATGCTGCTCATGGCGGTTTTGGAATCTACAAAAGTTCTTTTGCTAAAGGTTCTCGGTATAGAGGTTCTTCTGAAGCTGGTAATGCAGAAGAATGTGATTTAGTAAATTTCTGTAGTGATGTTAAGAAGAAAGGTGGAAGAATATTTATAAACTCAGAATTGATGAATATGAATAATGTAAATAATAGACATGATACCACAGTTCAAAGTTTACGATCTTTAGGTAAATTGTAATGGGAAATATTACTAATACAAATATTCATGGGTCGTGTCTATTAGGGTCTCAAATGTTTGAGTATTCTTATTTAATTGCTGTTTCTTTAGAAAATCCTGGAGTTGTTCCAGGATTTTATTTAAAAAATCTTCCTGGAATGTTTGGTTTGTTAATAAATTTTCCATTTATACATAAACCTAAAATTTTTGAAGGAGAATGTGATTATTCTGGTATAAACTACAATCCTTCTGATGTTTTAGCTTTTGATCGTAATTATGATATACATTTCAATTTCGATTATAGCATTTTTCATAAACATAAAGAATATTTGTTAAATTTATATACATTTTTGCCAGAAATATATTCTAATTGTAATACATGGATAAAAGATAATTCTTCACCAGACGAATTGTTAGTTTCAATCCATTTTAGAAGAGGCGATTATTTATCGATTTCTTCATTAAACCTTTCTTTAGAATATTTTTATGGAGCAGTTGAAACAATTAAAAATAAACTTCCAAATTCAACATTAAAATTTGTGTGTTTTTCTAATGATATTACATGGGTGAAAGAGAAATTTGTTGGTATAGATAATATGATATTTGTTGAATCGTTATCTGATCCTGAACAAATGTGTTTAATGTCTTTATGTGACCATAATATCATTGCAAATAGTAGTTATAGTTGGTGGGGTGCATATTTAAATAAGACACCTGAAACAATAACTATTTGTCCATCAAGTTATGGTAGTGCAGATGTAATAAGTTATTATCCTGATGAATGGATAAGAATGAACGTGCTTTAATTGAGATTAATATGATAATAGAATCTGATGTAAATAATATAATAAAATCTATAGATTTTGAAAAACTAAGGAATAAATCTATCTTAATCACAGGATCTTCTGGGTTATTAGGAATTTATTTTGTTTCTTGTTTAAAAACAATACAGAAAGAATATAATATTGATGCTTATTTTTGGATAAAAAGTGATATTGATTCAAATTTTAAATCCTTTTTTGATTTTGATTGTCATATAATTAAGGAAGATATTAGCGATCTAAAAGCATTCGATTCATTACCTATGTTTGATTTTATTATTCATTCATCAGGTTATGGTCAGCCAGATAAATTCTTAGAAGATCAGATAAAAACCATCCAAATAAACACCACAGCTACAATTAATTTATTTGAAAAATTAAATCCAAATGGAACATTTTTATTTTTAAGTTCTAGTGAAGTTTATAATGGTTTAGATAAGTTTTCTGTGTCAGAAGATGAGATCGGGGTATCAAATACAACTAACCCTAGAGCGTGTTATATTGAATCAAAGCGTTGTGGTGAAGCTATTTGTCATATTCAAAAAAATATGGGTAAAGATGTAAAAATTGCTAGATTGAGTTTAACATATGGTCCAGGAACAAAACCGTTTGATACTAGGGTTGTTAGTTCTTTGATTCAAAAATCTATATTAAATGATTCTATAGAATTGAGAGATAGGGGCGAAGCTATTAGAACTTATTGTTATATTTCTGATGTAATAGAAATGATGTGGAATATTATTTTGCATGGAAAAGAAGTGACTTATAATGTTGGTGGAAATACTACATTTAGTATATTTGAAATGGCAAATATTATCTCTACTAAAACGAATAAACCAATACTTTTGCCAGAAACATCAAAAACGTTAACTGGCAGCCCTAAAGTTGTTAATATTAATATTGATAAGTATATATCCGAATTTAACAAAACTTCATTCATTGCTCTTGATGAAGGTTTAAATAATACAATTCTTTGGCAACAACATATATACAAAATTTAACATCAGAAAATGTGATAATATTTGAAGTTCAACATGGTGATAAGTGTATTGAAGAAGATATTATTAGAATTTAATTGATTTATAAATACTTAAATAACTTTTAAATTTTGGGTACTTATGAAATCTTTTAGACAATTTATCGTAGAATCTGTTAGACAAGGTTTACCACACATTTCTACAATGACACATGAACAATTCGGTAATCTTACAAAAGGTGGAAAAGTTCATATTAATCATGTAACAGAAAAAACTGATGGTCAAACAATGGTTTTTGGGCATGATGAACATGGTTTTTATACTCAATCTTCTGGTTCTGGAAATGAAAAAATGCGAGCTCCGGAACATTATGCTGAAAGAGCAAAACGTAGAGCAGAAGAAACAGGAAAACCATTTGATCCAACTTCGTCAAACGCATTTGGTGATATCCATAAGCACCTCCAAAATAATAAAGCCCTCCAAGAACACCTAAAATCAACATATAAAAAAACTGGTAATGAAGTAAAAGTTAGGGGAGAATCTTTTTATAAACCTTGGGGTAGACCTAGCGAAGTTCCTGGAGAAGTAAAATTTGTTGGCACTTCCTATGACCCTAGTCATATGGGAACGGTTGGTAAATTTGTGATTCATAGTAAATTGCCAGAAAATCAAGGTCATGATTTAGAACATTTTAAAAAGAATTTATCTGATAAAAATATAAATTTTGATGATGATATTATAGAGCATAAGTCTGGTCATGTTGATGTTTCTCCAGAAAAGAAAGATTTTGATGATTTAAATCATGAATTATTAAAATCAAGAAAAACTAAAAAAAATTCAGAAGATAAAGAAGTTGAGACTGCTAAATTTAATGCAATAAAACAAAAAGTTTCTGATAAAGTTGATTCTCACATCAAATCTCAAAATATTAAACCGAAATGGGGTACAGGTACTGAAGGTGCTGTAATACACCCTCCAAAAGAAAATCCTGATGCTCCAAGATTTAAAGTGACAAGTGATGCATTTAGAAAATATAAAAGTTCCGATGAATCTAAAAACTTATTAAAGAGATAATTAAATGCTAAATTTTAAACAATTTTTACAAGTTTTAACAGAAGGCGGGAACATTAAGATTGGAGAATCAGAGGCTAATCCAATTCATATTACACCTGAAAATAGAAAATCTGTTACTTCTGATATTGGTGGTTTTTTACATGGATTGAGTAATTCTCATAAAATGGTTCATGGTTCTCATTTATTTGGAAATAATTCTTCGGCACTTGATGATGGGTCAGCATTTTCTGGTTCCACTCATCATTTATTTGATAAAACGATCAGTGATAAAGAATTCGCAAAACATAAACCTGTTGTTGGTGATATTGATGTAAAAGTTCCAAAACAACATCTTGCTACATTAGAACATCATTTAGTTCCAGGAAAACAAATAGGAAAATATACTGTTGTTGGTGTTAAACATGGAGCTGGTGGACATCATGCTTTAATAAAACACGAAAATGGACAAATACATCAAATAGATTTTGAAGGTTCAAATTATGAAAATGATAAACCATCAGATTTTGATAAATTCGCACATAGTTCTAATTGGAAAGATGTAAAAGAAGGAATTAAAGGCGCACATCATAAGATGCTATTGAATGCGATTGGAACTGATAAACACAAATTTTCAATTCTTTATGGTTTAGGTTCTAGAGAAGGAACTGACCCAAAATGGGAAAACAATAAAAATAAAATATCTTCTACATTATTTGGAGAAAAAGCTCCAGTTAAAAATTTAGAGTCGTTTCATGGATTAGTTAAAAGTATTAAAAATCATATTCCAGAAGAAAAACATCAAGAAATTTATGACAAATTTAAAGATTCTGCAAAATCTTCTAGAGGAATAAATTTTTCTTCTGCATTATCTCATATGAGAAAACATCTTAATGTTCATGATAATACTATTCAAGAATCTGTTGAAGAAGTACATCATGCATCAGTAGTGCCAATAACTGGGTTTGTTCCAATTTCTCATGAAGGGCATAAATTGGATTTAGGAAATACCCTAAATAGATTACCTGGAAGTAAACATATCGGAATTTCAGGAAAATCTGATGCTTATTCTCCAGAAGAAAGAAAGGATGTTCTTGAAAGGCAATGGGGAAAAGGAGTAACGGCACATAATGTTTCCGGTGCTGGGCAAACAATAAGAGCAGCATATGATTCTTTACCAAAAACAGGAAAAAAAGTATTGCATTTATTGGTGGGTCATGATAGAAAATCCCTTGCCGATGGATTAAAGTCTTCTTTAGAAGCAGGAAAACTTAAGGAAATGCATGGTTTAGCTTTTGATGAAATACACATTCATCATCCAGAAGATACAAAAAGAAGTCATGGTATGAGTGGAACAAAAATGAGAGAAGCTGCAGCAGCAGGTAACATAGAAGAATTCCATAAACATTTAGGTCCAAATTTTACTAGAAAAGAAGCTGAAGAACATATGTCAAGATTCCAAACTGGTATTAAAAATGGAACAATTCCTCTAAAAAGAAAATAACTATGCAAAAATATCAAGCAATCTTTGTTATTGGTAGTCCAGGTTCTGGTAAAGATGTTATTATCAGAGATACAATTTCAAATTTCAACATTGTTGAATTTACATCAACACAAATAGATGAGATGTTATCTGATGACTCTGTATTTAAAAGAGCAAAATACGAAAAAAGAAATTCTCTTTTAGAAAGAAAATCTATTTTAGTAACCGCAAATTCTTTTGACTTGGGATTTATTCTTACAAAATCTGTATTAGAATCTGTTGGATATACTCCACATTTAATTTTTGTTGAAGCCAATCTTTCTGTTTCTTATGATAGATTACATAATAGAAATAATCTTAAAGAGTCTCTTGAAAGAATAAGTATTGGAAATAATAATAAATCTTCTATTTTAGAATTATTTGATTCTTTGTTTGTTGTTGACAATTCAGAAAATTTAGATTTAACTGAATCAAGAGAATTTATTTCAGATATTTTGAGCGAATTATCATTTAAATCGGATCTAACTGTTGAGCGTGTATTAAATGTAAATTTGAGAGATAAATTACAAAAAACATCAAAACCAACAATATCAAGACAAGTTCCTGGACCTGCTGCAATAGTTTTACCTATTATTGATAGTTTTGATTCTAAAGAAAAGAAAAAAACAATAAAAAAATACCCAAAAACACCAAGTTATTTTTTTGATGGTAGTGGAGATCAACAACCAAACATTGCGTTGGGTGAAGCGGAAGATTGGCCTATTGCTTCTCCAGGATTTGGTGATGCAATGATGGGAGCTCCTGGACAACAATCTTCTGCTCCAGTAACTAATTTGGGTTCTGATCAACAAAAACAAGATATAAAAAAAGTTTTGAATAAAATTAAAAAAATTCATTTTAAAACTGCAATACCAAAACAAATTGGATAAAATATTTTAAATCATTTAAGTAAGGAATTTTAATGAAACTTCAAGATATACAAAAAATGTTAAGTGAGAGAAAATTAACAAAAGCAGAATCAAAAAAGAAAGAAGAAATTGCTCAAGCAATGGAAAAAGAACATCCTGGGATGGGTTCGACTCCAGAAGGAATGTCAAAAAAAATGGCAATTGCAACTGCTCAAGCAAAAAAGTGCTGTGAAGAAATAGAAGGCGAATTAGAAACTGAAGAAACTTTAGATGAAGTTTCTAATTATGATTTAGTTGTAAACTATTATAGACATTTAGGTTTAGATCCATATAAACTACGTGGCGTAGTTGGCAAACAATTAAGAACAAAAATTAAAACTTCTCCAGCATTTCAAGCATGGGCAAGAATTAATTCTAGTTTTGAATATGAAAAGAAATATACTCAAATTATCGAAAAAATAAAAGAAGCTAAAAAAGAAGCAAAGGGAAAAGTTCAAATTGATTTTTTTGGATATCCTGAATCAACAGCAAATACTTCTAATTCAGATAAAGATATTGCTCAAACTGATGATAATTTCATAACCCCAAATTAAAATTTTTAATAAATACTATTATAATTTTTATCATATTAAAAAAGGAATAAAACTATGTCAGGTTGGAAAAATACAGACGCTCAAGCAAATAACGAACCATCTTATATTACCCATATTGGGATGCCACAACCAATAACAAATAATTATAGCAACAATACGGTTTTAGTTGATGCTTCTCGTTTAGCAAATGCTAATGTTCAATTTGGAGTTTCTTCAAAAGGAACATCACATACTGGTTGGGTTCATTACCAACATGGAACAGGTCCTTTGGCTTCTATTACTGTTGCTAATGTTACTCCAGGACTTGTATATTCTAATGATTATTTAACTATTGTTGGCGCAAATACAGCTTCTTTTGTTAATACTCCTTATGTCGCAGCTAATGCTCAAATTATTGTTACTGGTGCAAACACAATTACCATTCAAATTAATAGTGTCGGTTCTGGTTTTATTCAAGACCCAACTGTAGTTTCTTCTACTTCAGGTAATGCAAATAATGCAACTTTAGTATTTACTGGTAAAGCAGGCGGAAGAGCTAATAGAGTTAAATCTGAAGTTTTAGTTGCTTTGTCATCTCCTACTTCAACAAATGCTAATGGCGCTGAACCTTGGTTCCATGGCGTATAATTTATGAAGTCGTTTAAAGAATTTAAATCGTATCTACAGGAGCATCAATCTCCTGTAGCATATATTGATACTACTGGAACTCAAGATATCGCTATTCCTGAAATTCGTAATGAATTAAACCGCCATATAAGTTTGATTTTTCGTCAAAGTTTTGTGACAGTTGAATCTGCAGTGCAAAGATTAGCAAAACTTTTATCTATGTATAGTCTTGATATTCCACAAGTTGATTCAAATGATAAAGATTCGGATACATTAAAAATAATTGTTGGGCATAATAATACAAAATGGGACGAATTTGATGGAAAAGTTGAAAATGATAACCCATGGATTTTAATATTTTCGTATAAATTAGAAGACGGATTGTATAAGTGCTCAGCTAAAATAAAATAATATATTATGTTTGATGAATTGACTCCAGAAAATTTTGTATTATTTGCTGCAAAACACTATTGGTCTATACACTATTCAATGGCTGAGTTTGAATCAGATTTACAAAGAATAGTGTATATAAAAAGGCTTTTGAAGAAATACAAAAAAACTGGAGTCGTTTCAGAAAGGTTAATTCTTAATCATCTTATATTATTGTATAATGTCTTTGAACCGACCGTTGCTGTTAATAGAATGTTATTTTTTAAAATAGATTCAGATTGTTACTCTAGTTTAAAAACGTTTCTGGTATATTTAAATAGGATACCAGAAACAATTATAATAAATAATAATATAGTTGTTTCTTCAGATATTCAAGTAGATATGAATGTTGCAAATTTATTAAGGGTTTTATGAAAGGTTTTAAACAATTTGTATTAGAAAAAGTAGAACATGAAAATCCGAATGCCGGAAGTTTACACGTTCTAGATGTTGATGATACATTAGTACACCCAAAAGCACAAATCCATGTTGTTCAAAATGGAGAAAGAGTTAAATCGCTACATAATTCCGAATTTAATACCCACAAACTAGAACCTGATCAACACTATGATTTTAGTGAATTTAGAAATTCTGATACGTTTAGCAAATCTGCTCCAATTCAAAAAATGATTTCTAAAGTAAAAGCAATCCATAAGAATATCTCAAGTAATCCAAATCATAGAATTATTATCAATACTGCTAGATCAGATATGGATAATAAACATACATATCTTAATACTTTTAAGAAATTTGGTCTTCCGATTAACGATATACATGTATATAGAGCTGGTAATGATACTGGATCGGATACAGTTGCTGTTAAAAAGGCAAATGTAATATCAAAAATATTAGAAAAACAACCATATAAAAAAGTTCATGTATATGATGACGGAAAAGAAAATTTAGATGCCGTTCATAAATTAAAACAAAAACACCCTGAAACAGAATTTCATACCTATCATGTTCAACATGATGGTTCTGTTAAAAAATACAAACCTACAAATTTAAATGAAGATGGTGGTGCTGCAGGCGGTATTGGCGGTGGTGGTGGAAATACTGTCGGTGGCGGAGCAATAGCTGGAGTTGGGGTAAATAATCCTTCTGTTGGGCCAAATCAAGGGGAACCTGGAGTTTTTCCAAAATATAAAAAAAGAAAATCGGATTTTCCAAAAAGTCCTGTCTTAACACAAATTCTTGCGAGAAAAAACTAAAATGGACAAATATCTAAATAAAATTAAATCAATCGTTGATAATAATGGTTTTGAGCGTCATTATAAAGAAACAGAAATTGTTGAATCTGTTGATGATACGTTAGAGAGAGTATTGTTTGAAGCAAGAAGTCCAGCCAATCCCCCAGAAGAAGCTAACGATCCATCTTCAAAAGAAGGAATTTCAAATACTGTTGCTAGTGAATTTTTTGCTAGAGCAAGAGCTTTAGCGACTGTTACTCATTTTGCACATTTAAGTACAGATTCGTTTTCTGAACATATAGCTTTAGCTACATTTTATGAAGAAATTGTTGAATCTATTGATACTTTTTGTGAAGCGTATATTGGAAAATATGGTAAATTTATAAATCTTCCTCCAATCGCTGCTGAGATGCAACAAGCAGTTGATGCAATAATTGAATTTAGAGATTGGATGGATAAGAATCGTAGTTTAATTACTGATGATAGTTCTCTACAAAATATAATAGATGAAACAGAACAATTATGTAATAGTACAGTATATAAATTACAGAAATTAAACTAAATTATTTTCTCTTTTTAGGTATTTTTTATGGTAACTTATGAACAAATAAATACTACGTTATATTATAATGAAGTATTGTCTACTAAGAAAGAAGAAAGAATAGATTTTAATAAATGTCAGAAAATATTAGATTCTTTTGAGTCGTATTCTAAAAAATTAGATAAATTAATAGAAACTGTAAATACCGAAAAAAATAATTATAAGGATTAAGTTATGGCAGAAAACCAACTTGAAAATTCTATTATTATGGATTTAAAAGTTGAAGTGGCTATGTTAAAAAAAGAAGTTTCGTTCATTAATAAATTATTTGAAAAAATGGATGTTGTGATTAATAAAATTGATTCACAACATGACATATTAATAGACAAAACTACTAAAGTTGAATCAACCCTTTCTTTTACTAAAGAAGAATTGGTTAATTTATATACATCTTTTGAACAAACTGAAAAAGAAATTTCTGAAAGAATAAATTCTATAGAAAGATTATTAACAGAAGAAATTAAAACAATTAATCACGATTTGTCAGTAAGATTAGATAAACAAGAAAAAATTACTGGTAATCTATCAAATATAAAGATGATGGCTTTAGGAATGATTGCTCTTGTTACTTGGTTAGCTTCTAATCTTGATTTTATAAAAAATGTGTTACATTAAAATAACTTTACAAATTGTGTATTTTATAGTATAATAAAGCCTGGATATAATTTCAGGCTTTTTTATGGATATTGTATGAGTATTTACATTGATCGAAAATATATTCTTTTGTTATCTCCAAAATTAGAACAATTTAAACAAAAGAATACAAATCTTTTTAATATGCGTTGTCCATATTGTGGGGATTCAGAGAAAAACAAATCAAAAGCAAGGGGATTTGTTTATGAAAAAGATAATCATTATTTTTTTCGTTGTCATAATTGCGAAACTGGAACAACTTTAAGAAATTTAATTAAATTCCTAGATCCATATCTTGAGAAAGAATATGTTATGGAAAATTTTAAAGATTTGAGTTCTGAAAAAAAAATTAAAATCCCTAAAATTCCTAAAATTCCAATATTTAAAACAAAAGAAGCTGTAAAACCAAAACTGGATTTACCAACAATTTCGTCATTATCTGATGATCATATTGCAAAACAATATATACTAAAAAGAAAGCTTCCAGATTATTCTCTAGATCTTTTATATTTTGCGGAAGATTTTAAATCTTTTACAGAAAGTGTTTCTGATAAAAAATTAGATAGAACAAGCCCAAGAATTGTGATTCCATTTTTCTCTGTTGATGGGAAATTGATTGCATTTCAAGGAAGAGCTTTAGATGATTATTCGATGAGATATATCACAGTTAAAATTGATAGAGATGTTGAAAAAATATTTGGTTTAGATAGGGTTAATACAAAAAAACAAATTATTGTAGTTGAAGGACCGTTTGATAGTTTGTTCATACCAAATGCAGTCGCCGTTGCCGACTCCAATTTAGCTGCTGCAGGTAATATTTTTGATAAAGGTACTTTGGTATTAGTTCCTGACAACGAGCCCAGAAACCGAAATATAGTAGAAAATGTTGAGAGGTTTATAAAATCTGGATTTTCTGTTTGTTTATTTCCTGAATCTATTAAAGAAAAGGATATTAATGAAATGGTACTTTCTGGGTTGACGAAAGAGGAAATATCAGGTATAATAAATCAATATACATATAAAGATTTAAGGGCGAAATTAGAATTTATAAGATGGAGAAAAGTTTGAAAAGTGAAAAATTTAAAACGACTTTAAAATTTAAAGTTAATGGTGTGGAATATGTAAGGGTCGATGGGATTTGGTTCAAATATTTGAATGATGCCTATATGCCATCAAAAGATTCAACGGTATTAGAACAATTATACAAAGAGAAATATATATGATGAAATCTCAAATTCAAGTTAAGATGATTGAAGATTCAATTTCAAAAACTAATAGAATCTGTACATTACAATTAAAATATCATAGATATATACATGCGGAATTTATGACACATCGTGTTTTTTCTAGATCTGCATCCAGTTCAAGAGCAATACCAATCAAAAAAATTATATCAGAAGTTTGGAATAATCCAGCAACGCCATTGCATTGGGGTCAAAATATTTCTGGTATGCAAGCTAAAACTGAATTAACTGGTATTAAATTATACTTAGCAAAAACCTTTTGGAATCTTGCTTCTAAATTTGCTTGTATTCTTGCATATTTTATGTACAATATAGGATTACACAAACAAATTGGAAATAGAATATTAGAACCATTTTCTTTTATTAATGTCATTTTAACATCTACTGAATTTGATAATTTTTTTGAATTAAGGATTCATCCCGATGCTCAACCAGAAATACAAGAATTAGCTAAACAAATTAAAGAAGCTATTGATAATAGTAATCCAAAGTCTTTAGAAGATGGTGATTGGCATCTCCCTTATATTTCATATGAAGAAAGAGAATTATTTGATGTTACTGATCTGTTAAAAGCTTCTACAGCAAGGTGTGCTAGAGTTTCATATAATAATCATGATGGAAGTTTGCCTTCTGTTACTAAAGATATTCAATTACACGATAGATTGGTTGGTTCTAAACCATTACATGCTTCTCCTGCCGAACATCCAGCAAAAGCAGAAGGAAATGATACATTTTATAAGAATTTTAAAGGATGGAATCAATATAGAACTATTCTTGAAGATACAGTTTTTAACAAACGATAGGAACATATTATGAGTAAAATAGATACAAAAGATTATCAAGATTTCGTAAAGAAGACAATTTCTCCTGCATCAAGTGATGTTTCATCATTTTTGACAAGATTAGACTCTTTATATGTTGATTCTATCCCACTACAAATAAAACTTCCAGAATTATTAACAGCATCTGCTGGATTATCTGCTGAATCAGGGGAATTTACTGAAGTTGTTAAGAAAATATTATTCCAAGGGAAACCATTGGACGAAGATAATATCTATCATATGAAAAGAGAATTGGGTGATATTTGTTGGTATCTTGCTGTTGCATGTACAGCACTAAATACTACACTAGAAGATATTCTTGTTATGAATGTTGAAAAGTTATCAGCTCGTTATCCTCAAGGGTTTGAGATTATTAAATCTGAAATTCGTCAAGATGGTGATATTTAAAAATAAAATATAAAAGGATGGTTATGGGAATAAGAATACTAACTCCTAAAACAATTTATACAACGGATTATCCTACTGCTATAGAATTTGCAGAAAAACAAGCTGAGGTATTTTGGCTTCCTACTGAAATTGAAGTAGAAAAAGATCTTCATGAGTTAAAAACAAATTTTACTGAAGCAGAATATCATGGTGTTATTTCAACATTAAAATTATTCACTCTTTATGAATTAAATGTTGGAAATGATTATTGGCAAAATTATATTTCTAAAGTTTTTCCGAGACCAGATATTCAAAGAATGGCTGCAACATTTTCTTTTATGGAATTGGGTGTTCATGCACCATTCTATAATAAAATTAATGAAGTTCTTGGTTTAGATAATGATGAGTTCTATACTGATTATTTAAATGATGAAGTTCTTGCAAATAGAATGGCTTGGATAGGTAAACGAACTGAGAAAAGAAATACTGTTTATGACGTATTAAAATCAGTTGGTATTTTCTCTATGATTGAAGGTGCAATTCTTTATTCAAGTTTTGCTTTCTTGAAACATTTCAATTCTGCAGGTAAAAATAAATTAGTAGCTATTAATGCTGGAATCAATTTCTCTGCGATTGATGAAACTTTACATTCACAAGCTGGCGGTTGGTTATTTAGAACATTATTAAAAGAAGCTAAAGAAGATGGTCAAGTAACAGATATATTTGTTGAAGAATTAATTCGAGAACTTGAAGAAACTGCTAAAGTGATATTAGAACACGAATCAATAATTATTGATAAAATATTTGAGAAAGGTCAAATTAAAGGTATTACTGAAAATCAATTGAAACGGTTTGTTGAATCTAGATTAGATATTTGTTTAGAAAATCTTGGATATAAAGGAATTTTTAAACCAACGTATAATCCGATTAAATCTTGGTTCTATAAAGATCTAGAATCTTCTACGTTGCACGACTTTTTTTCGTCGCAAGGTTCTGATTATAATAGAAATTGGATTGAAAATAAATTTAAATGGTAACTGAAATGAAAGAATTATCAATATACGACGAATTAGGTGAAGAAAGAAAAAAATTGCAAGGTGAAGGTAAATTACCAATGTGGTGTTCGACTATTGCATGGCAAATGCTTAAAGAAAATTATCTTTCTGAAAAATATCCTGATTTAAAATCAGTATATACACGTGTAGCTAAACATGCTGCGCAATATACTACAAATCCTGATGAATGGGAACAAAAATTCTTTGATCTATTCTGGAAAGGATATTTGGCAGCTTCAACTCCTGTATTGTCTAATATGGGAACAGGATTTGGTTGTTCTGTAAGTTGTTCAGGCGGATATATCAATGATTCAGTTTATGATTTCTATGATGCACAAAAAGAAGCTGCAGTTCTATCAAAAAATGGTTTTGGTACATCAGGCTATCTTGGTGCAATTAGACCAAGAGGTTCTAAAATTTTTGGAATGAAAGGTAGTGCTTCTGGTGTCCTTCCAGTATTCAAAGATTTTATACAAATGTCTAGAGATATTTCTCAAGGTTCACAAAGACGAGGTGCTTGGGCTGGGTATCTTGAAATTGATCATGATGATTTTTATGAATTGGTAAATTATATCGGTAAGAATCCTGACGATGCAAATATTGGATGGATTATCACAAAAAACTTTATTGATAGATTAGATGCTGGTGATAATGATGCAATTTCTAGATATCAAAAAGCGTTAAAGTTGAAAATGATTACTGGAAAGGGTTATTTCATTAAAATTGATGCTATTAATGAACAAAATCCACAAATGTATAAAGATAAAGGTTTATCTGTAAAAGCATCAAATTTGTGTTTAACTGGTGATACTAGAATTAATATTAAAGGTGATATTAGTGGCGAACTACAAGTATCAATGGAAGGGTTAAATAATTATTTAGGTAAAAATGATGATGTAGAAAATTGGAAGGTTTGGTCATATAACACAGAAACTAACATGAGCGAATGGAAAAAAATTATAAAATCTGCACAAACATCAATATCGACTAAGATAATGAATATTACAGACGAAATAACTGGAAAATCTATAAAATGTACGCCAGATCATAAGATTTTTACCGAGAACCGTGGATATGTTTGTGCAAAAGATTTAATGGAAAATGATGTATTATTATTAAAATAGTTTTGTGTACTGAAATATGACGAAAATATTCCTAGTTCATTTGGCGGAACTTATAGAGAAAATATTACTACTAAAAAGATTCAAAAATTACTTATAGATAAGTTTGGTGCAATTGATAAACAGTTGGGTTCATATGCTAAACACCATACAAATAAAATAAAAGAGGAAATTGAAAATGAGTTTAAAAATTGAGTATTTAGAAAATGAAGAAGCGGTATATGATATATCTGTAGAAGATAACCACAATTTTTTTGCTAATGGTATATTAGTACATAATTGCACGGAAATCACATTATTTTCTGATGAGGATCATACATTTTCTTGTGTTCTTTCATCTATGAATGCGTCTCTTTATGATGAATGGAAAGATACAGATGCTGTGTTTAATGCTACAGTATTCTTGGATTGCGTCAATCAAGATCTAATTGAAATTGGTAAAAACACTAAGGGAATGGAAAGGGTTGTTAGATTTGCTGAAAAATCAAGAGCATTGGGATTAGGTCTTCTTGGTTTTCATACTTATCTTCAAGATCATTTAATTGCTTTTGAATCTTTAGAAGCTAATTTTAAAAATGTAGAAATATTTAAACATCTTGATGCAGAATCAAAACGTGCTTCTGAATGGATGGCTAAAGAATTTGGTGAACCTGAATGGTGTAAAGGGTATGGAGTAAGAAATACCCATAGAATTGCAGTGGCACCAAATCTTTCTTCTGCGTTAATCTGTGGTTCTGTGAGTCAAGGTATTGAACCTATCTATAAAAATGCTTATGTTCAAAATACAGCAGCAGGAAAAATGGATAGGGTTAATCCTTCATTATTAACGTTGATGAAAAAAATAAATGTATATTCAGAAGAAACTGTTAAAGATATTATTTCTAATAATGGTTCTGTTCAGCATGTAGATTGGTTAACAGATGAAGAAAAAATAGTATTTAAAACTGCTTTTGAAATTAATCAGCATAGTATAATTAGATTGGCTTCTACAAGACAAAAATATATTGACCAAGCTCAATCTATAAATCTTTTCTTCTCTGCTGATGAAGATGAAGAATATATTTCAGAAGTCCATAAAGCTGCCTTTAAAGATCCTTATATTAAATCGTTGTATTATATTAGATCTGAAACTGGGGTTAATGTTTCAAAAGAGTGTCTGAGTTGTCATGGTTGATATAGAGTTATTATGAAAATTGAAATTATTAAAGAGTTTAATATTGAATTAAAAGGTTTTAAGTGTACTGTTACTTATGATGAAGCAAAATATCTTTATGATGAACTCAATAAAGAGTTTGGGTATAATGCTGAAAAGATCTGGGAAGATACATTGCCTGAAGGTGACTATATATTCAAAACGAAAGATAGATATGATATTCAGCAAGTGCCATATGTAGATGATGTTCCAGATGGTAATTATGTTTTTTCGTGTAAAAGTAAAGGTTGATTATGAATATATATTTTAAATGTGTGTTTTATTTTTTATTATTTTTTGGTGTTGAGGGGTTTTTGTTGCCAAACTTATTCTCTTCAGAATCAGATTATGGTGTGTTACTTGGGTTAATGATCGCTGTATTGTTTATCCCAATTTCTTTTTGGTATATTAAGTGGAGTTTTAAAAAGTGAAACAAATTATAATATTATGTTTAGCGTTATTTCTTGTTGCGTGTTCTGATGTTCCTAATGGCTATGTTGGAATTAAAATAAACAAATTGGGTTCTGATAAAGGTATTGAAAATCAAACCCTTCCTGTTGGTAGGTATTGGTTAACACCTAATGAACAACTGTTTATTTTTCCAATGTTTACTCAAACACATGTCTGGACTCAAAATGTAACTGAAGGATCTCCTACAGATGAAAGTTTTTCTTTTCAAACTATTGAAGGGATGACTGTTAATACAGATATTGGTATAACATATTCTCTGGACCCAAATAAAGTTTCTATTGTCTTCCAAAAATATCGTAAAGGTATTGATGAAATTACTAGCTCTGTTCTGAGATCTATGGTTAGAGATTCTCTAATTAATGCTGCTTCAACAAAACCTATTGAAACTGTTTATGGATCGGGTAAAGCTTCTCTTATCAAAGAAGTTGAAGATTCTGTTAAAATTCAATGTGTTGAAATTGGGATAAATATTGAACATGTATACTGGGTTGGTGGATTAAGATTGCCTGAATCAATTATTTCTTCTATTAATGCAAAAGCAGCTGCCTCTCAGATGACTGCTCAGAGGGAACAAGAAATCCAACAATCTAAAGCGGAAGCTGATAAGAAAATCCAAGAAGCTAGAGGTGATGCGGAATCAACTCTTCTGAGAGCAAATGCTGAAGCTCAAGCAATTTTAATTAAAGGTAAAGCTATTTCTGATAATCCTCAGATTATTGAATTGTCAAAAATTGAAAAATGGAATGGAATTTTACCACAAATCACTGGTAATGCAGGCACTTTAGTCCAGCTAAGTCCAGTTCAGGTCAAATAAATAGATAAAATAAACGAAAAAAGAAAGGATTCAAATGAAATATCAAATAATCTGTGAAGAATGTGACTCTGAATATATTATCTTCTCTGAAGATGATCTCTATCAAGATGATCCCTCTTTCTGTGCAATTTGCTCTGAACCTATTTCTCCTGATATTATTGAAGAAGATGAAGAATAAAATCTTCTAATGAATTCTAATGAATTCTAATGAATTCTAATGAAGAATAAAATCTAACCTTCTCCCGAGGTCAGGTAATGGGAGTATTCTCCTAGTCCTTTTGCTGTTTCGACTATAACTAAACAGTATCCCTCTAAATCTCTCCTCTGAGGCTAAATCTCAACTCTTCTATACCTTTCTCCCTCTACTAATAAATCACCACTCCAATCTCTCCTAAATATCTCTATCTGAAACTTATATCTCTCTCTCTATCTAATGGAAAATCTAATCCAACCCTCCTGGATCTACCAATCTCTTCCTCTTCTATCTCCTCCTGAAAATGCTATTGCCTTTGTCTATCTTATCTATAATCCCTCTACTAATAAATCCTATATCGGGAAAAAACAATTCTTCTCGAAAAAAATCTCGCAAAAATCTATTACTCAAATTGATGGCTCTAAAATTGTAAAAAAGAAAAAATTGACTGTGGAATCTGATTGGAAATCCTATAATGGCTCTAACTCTTCTCTTATTGAACATGCTAAAATACATCTTCTTGAAAAAACAATTCTCCATATCTGCTACTCAAAATCTCATGCTTCCTATCTGGAACTGAAAGAACAAATGTCTAGGGATGTTATTCTCTCTTCTCTCTACTATAATGACTGGGTCTCTGCTAAAATTACTAGGAAACATCTGCAAAAATTTCAAAAATTCTGATTTTTATTGCTTGACTTTTCTATCTTCTTATAGTATAATATCTCTATGAATTTGATAATTGTGTCTGTGATAATGGTGTCTTTGTATGATCTGAATCTTTGAATCTTTGTTCGAATCTTTGAATCTTTGTTCGAATCTTCGAATCTTTGAATCTTTGTTTGAATCTTTGTTCGAATCTTTGAATCTTTGTTCGAATCTTCGAATCTTTGTTCGAATCTTTGAATCTTTGAATCTTTGAATCTTTGTTCGAATCTTTGTTCGAATCTTTGAATCTTTGTTCGAATCTTTGTTCGAATCTTTGAATCTTTGTTCGAATCTTTGTTCGAATCTTTGTTCGAATCTTCGAATCTTCGAATCTTCGAATCTTTGAATCTTTGTTCGAATCTTTGTTCGAATCTTTGAATCTTTGTTCGAATCTTTGAATCTTTGAATCTTTGTTCGAATCTTTGAATCTTTGAATCTTTGTTCGAATCTTTGAATCTTTGAATCTTTGTTCGAATCTTTGAATCTTTGTTCGAATCTTTGTTCGAATCTTTGTTCGAGAAAATATTAATTAAAGAAATTATAAATAGGTCTAAGTCAACTAAGAACTATTTACAGTTATTTACAGTTATTTACAGTTAATTACAGTTAATTACAGTTATTTACAGTTAATTACAGTTAATTACAGTTAATTACAGTTAATTGCAGTTAGATCCAGCTATTTACAGTTAATTGCAGTTAGACCCAGCTATTTACAGTTAATTACAGTTAGATCCAGCTAATTACAGATATTTACAGCTAATTACAGTTAATTACAGTTAGATCCAGATATTTACAGATAGATTCAGATAAATACGATGTTATCTTTCTCTAATATATAAAGAGTAATTGGTATTTATTCAGGTTAAATCAAGAAAAGAACAATTGCGGGACAATTTCCGTTAAAAGATATTAGAATACTAGATATAGTGTTTGTGCACTAGATATAGTATTTTATTTTAGGCAATACTATATGTAGTAGTAGACCCTTAGGGGTAGATACTAGATGTAGTAGTAATTTATAAAAACATTCAGAAAAAGGTGAAAAATTATGGCAGAACAAGAGATTAAAACAGAAGAAGCGACAATCACATTCCGAGGAAAGGAATATTTTGTGAAGGATTTAAGCCCCGAAGCAAACAGATACGTTGAGCAGATATTAGATTTAGAGAAGAAGATCAGAAGTACAGGATTAGATTTAGAGCAGTATCATTTCGCCAACGAGTATTTCAACGAGATGTTATTCAGAGCATTAGAGCCAGTAGAAGAAGAAGAGTAGAAGAGAGAGAGAGGGGAGTTATAGAGACTCCCCTTTTTTTTATTGTTGATTAGTTTTATAGAGAAAGCTCCTAGATAGAGATTCCCCATTAGATTTAGTAACTTGATTAGTCAATTCAAATTGAGTAATCGAGGAGTCGAAGGGACCGATATTAGTAGCAGTTTTAGCACCACTAGAACCAGAAGACTGTATATTCACATTAGCAGAAGCAGACCAAGTTGACAGAGTAATAGATTGATATGGGAGAAGCCATAGATCCCAAGGAGTTGCAGTAAACACCGCAGTACCAGAAGTAGTATCCCCTTGATTCCAAGTAGGTTCAACCGAGCCAGAGACCCCATTAGTAGTACAGATATAGTAATAGCCATTATCTACAGAAGGACGAACAACATCATCCAGACGATAGACAGCATTTGGCACAACTGTTTGCGCACCCCAGAAAACAGATACAATAGTAGTATCATCAGGATCAACAAACCCAGATATTTTCAGAGGACCTTTTTGGTTAGGAGAATATGTTTGCATAGAATTATTCCAATTTAATTAGTATGTTATTATCAGGTTGTTTAATAAGATACTTATTATCCCCTTCTAGGATTTTAACAGAGGTATCTAAAGGTTTAATCAAGTAAGTATAATCAGGAGCTTTAATTAATATTCTGTGAGTATTACCATAAATAAGAGTAACTAGAGCTACTGGAAATACATTACAAATAGCAGAGATATTACCTGCCAAAAGAATATTTGTTCTTAGATTCGATGTAGCTGTAGAAACTGCAGCTACATTAGAAGCTAATTGTATACTTGTTATTAAATTAATTGGCCTAATAGTAGAAACTGCAGCTACATTAGAAGCTAATTGTATACTTGTTATTAAATTAATTGGCCTAATAGTAGAGAATACAGATACAATTGATGCAAGTTGTATACTTGTATATAGAGTAGCATTAGTCGATACAACACAAAGATCAACAGAAGCAAGTTGAATATTTGTATGTAGATTAGCATTAGTCGATACAACAGAAGTAACAATAGAAGCTAATTGTATACTTGTGTGTAAAGTGGCATTAGTTGATACAACACATAGATCAACAGAAGCAAGTTGAATATTTGTATGTAGATTAGCATTAGTCGATACAACAGAAGTAACAATAGAAGCTAATTGTATACTTGTGTGTAAAGTGGCATTAGTCGATACAACACATAAATCAATAGAAGCTAATTGAATATTTGTTCTTAGATTCGATGTAGCTGTAGAAACAACAGTTACATTTGATGTTAGTTCTATGCTTGTATGTAGAGTAGCATTAGTCGATACAATACATAAATCAACAGAAGTTAGTTGAATGTTTGTATTTAAATTAATTGGACTAATTGATACAACAGATGCTAAAGTATTTGATGCAAGTTGTATACTTGTATGTAGAGTAGCATTAGTAGATACAACACACAGATCAATAGAAGCTAGTTGTATGTTTGTATTTAGATTCGATGTAGCTGTAGAAACTGTAGATACATTAGAAGCTAATTGTATGTTTGTATTTAAATCAATTGGGTTAATTGATACGACAGATGCTAAAGTATTTGATGCTAATACAATATTTGTATTTAACGAAGCATTAGTCGATACAACACACAGATCAACAGAAGCTAGTTGTATGTTTGTATTTAAATCAGCAGGGCTAATAGATACAACAGAAGAAATATTTGATGCTAATACAATATTTGTATTTAACGAAGCATTTGTCGCTACAACACACAGATCAACAGAAGCTAGTTGTATAGCAGTTGTTAGGCTAGAAGAAGCAGTAGAAACAACAGATACATTAGAAGCCAGTTTGATATTTGTGTTAAGAACAGCATTAGTTGATACAACACATAAATCAACAGAAGCTAGTTGTATAGCAGTTGTTAGATTAGAAGAAGCAGTAGAAACAACAGATACATTAGAAGCTAGTTTGATATTTGTGTTAAGAACAGCATTAGTTGATACAACACACAGATCAACAGAAGCTAGTTGTATAGCAGTTGTTAGGCTAGAAGAAGCAGTAGAAACAACAGATACATTAGAAGCTAGTTGGATGTTTGTATTTAAATTAACAGAAGTAACAGATACAACAGATGTTAAGATATTTGATGCTAATGTAATATATGTTCTTAAATCAATTGGACTAATTGATACGACAGATGCTAAAGTATTTGATGCTAATGTGATATTTGTTCTTAACGAAGCATTAGTCGATACAACACACAGATCAACAGAAGCTAGTTGGATGTTTGTATTTAAATTAACAGAAGTAACAGATACAACAGATGTTAAGATATTTGATGCTAATACAATATTTGTATTTAACGAAGCATTAGTCGATACAACACACAGATCAACAGAAGCTAGTTGGATGTTTGTATTTAAATTAACAGAAGTAACAGATACAACAGATGTTAAGATATTTGATGCTAATACAATATTTGTATTTAACGAAGCATTTGTCGCTACAACACACAGATCAACAGAAGCTAGTTGTATGTTTGTATTTAAATCAGCAGGGCTAATAGATACAACAGAAGAAATATTTGATGCTAATACAATATTTGTATTTAACGAAGCATTTGTCGCTACA